CACCCGTAAATCCCTCGAAATCCTCGAGAACAACTTGGTGATCAGTCGCAACGTCAATCGTCAGTACGACGATTCATTCGCCGTTGAAGGCGCAAAAATCGGTTCAACCTTGCGTATTCGCTTACCCGACCGCGCGTTGGTAACTGACGGTGCCGCCTTGCAAGTGCAAGACGACAACGAACAGTTCACAACTTTGACTGTGTCGAGCCAAAAGCACATTGGCGTGAACTTCACCTCTGCCGAACTTACCATGCAGTTAGATGACTTCGCAGAACGCGTTCTCAAGCCTCGCGTTTCACAATTGGCATCAAGCGTTGACGCTGACGTGGCAACTGCCTACAAAGGCATTTACAACTCGGTGGGTACACCTGGTACAACTCCTTCGACTTCACTAGTTCTGCTCCAAGCACAACAGAAGTTGAACGAATTTGCCACACCCATGAACCCACGTTATGCGACTGTTAACCCAGCCGCTAACGCCGGTTTGGTCGAGGGCCTGAAAGGTCTGTTTAACCCAACTGGTACTATCAGCCGTCAGTTCAAAAACGGTATGATGGGCGAAGGCGTATTGGGTTTAGACGAGATCAATATGTCGCAGTCGATTGTTCAGCACACAACCGGTGTCACACCAACTGCCCCAATCGTGGCAACTGCTGTGTCTACCCAAGGCGCAACATCAATTGACATCAGCTTTACAAGCGGCTCACCCACGTTCAAGATCGGTGATGTGTTCACCATTGCCAACGTGTTTGCAGTCAACCCACAAACCCGTCAGACAACTGGTGCTTTGCAGCAATTTGTCGTAACTGCTGACGTAACTGTTTCGTCAACAACTACAGCAACGCTGTCGGTTCAGCCACCAATCTTTACTTCAACTAACGCCTTGGCTACTGTGAATTCGTTCCCAGCCGCTAGCGCTGCGTTGACGTTCTTGGGTGGTTCAGCTACAGCGTACCCACAAAACTTGATCTATCACAAAGATGCGATCACGTTGGCTACCGCTGACTTGCTGTTGCCACAGGGTGTGGACATGGCTTCGCGCCAAGTGCATAACGGTATTTCGTTGCGTATCGTGCGTCAGTACGACATCAACAACGACCGTATGCCTTGCCGTGTGGACGTCTTGTACGGCTTTAACGCAATCCGTCCGGTCACCGCCGTTCGTTTGTGGGGCTAAACAGAGTGGGGGCGTAAGCCCCCTCTTCTAAACTTTTAAAGGAATTTCATCATGGCACTTCCAAATGGCGCAGGCGGCTATCAGATCGGTGATGGCAATCTCGGCGAGGTTATCCTCGGAACTCAACAAGCACCAGTAGCTAAAACAGCAGCGGCAACTTTGACCGCTGCCGAGTTAGCCACCGGTATCATCACTTACACTGGCGCAGCCGTTAACTTGACCATGCCCTTGGGTACTGATCTTGAAGCAGCTTTCTCTAGTATGAAAGTCAACAGTTCGTTTGACTTTCATATCATCAACATCGGTGGCACAAACGCCGCTACGGTCACGGCCAACACCGGCGTGACTTTGGTTGGTGTCGCAGCAGTTTCGGCTAACACAGCTTGCAATTGGCGTGTTCGCAAGACCGCTGACAACACTTTTGTTGCTTATCGCATCGCAGGTTAATGCGTAGAGGGGCGGGCGATCCTCGCCCCTCGCATAAGGATTCTGAATGCAAATTTATCTTAAACACCCAATCCACGGTACTAAAGTTGCTACGATGCAAGCTGAAGCCGAAGCTGATGTTCAAAACGGGTGGGAAGTGTACAATTTAGACGCGCCGGTGGTCGAGGCTGCGCCTGTGAATGAGCTAAAACGACGTCGTAAAACGGAGTAGGGATGACTACAACCACAGCCGGTGATCAAATCAATGGGGCGCTACGCCTAATCGGTCAACTGGCTGAAGGTGAAGAACCGTCTGCCGCGACTGCTAATGATGCGTTAGTCGCACTCAATCAAATGATCGACTCATGGTCAACTGAGCGATTAGCGGTGTTTTCAACGCAAGATCAAGTCTTCTCTTGGTTGCCAGGCTTTGCCACACGCACTCTCGGCCCCACGGGCGATTTTGTGGGCAACCGTCCTATTTTGGTAGATGACTCGACTTACTTTCGTGACCCGTCGTCTAACATTTCGTTTGGTATTAAGCTAATCAATCAGCAACAGTACAACGGCATTGCGGTTAAGACCGTCACGTCAACTTACCCTCAAGTTATGTTTGTCAACATGACTTACCCCGACATTACGATGACCGTTTATCCGGTGCCGACCAAGGTACTGGAATGGCACATTGTGTCGGTAAATGAACTAACTACTCCAGCGTTGTTGTCTACCCCCTTGGCGTTTCCGCCAGGCTACCTTCGCGCCTTTCGTTACAACTTGGCGTGTGAACTTGCACCTGAGTTTGGTGTTGAGCCTAGCCCCCAAGTGTCGCGCATTGCCATGTACTCTAAGCGTAACCTTAAACGCATCAACAACCCCGACGATATTATGTCGTTGCCGTACTCTATTGTTGCAACGCGTCAACGGTTCAACATTTTCGCAGGAAATATGTAACTAGGAGTTATCGTACAAACTATGTTTACCCGCAATAAATCCTTTCTTGCCCTTAACCGCTCTCAAAAGTCCTTGGCTTTTGTAAAGGTCAATTGCGTGCTTAACATTTTGCTGATGCGTTGTAAGTTCCAAATTGTTCAAATGGTTGTTAGACCTGTTAAGGTCTTTATGATTTACTTCCATTCGACCATTTATAGCGCCGTTAAATGCTTCCCAAATTGCACGATGAACAGCTTTTCTAACGTAAACACCGTTTTTACACAAAGAAATTTGTGGGTATCCTTTCAACAAAGTAACTTTGCAAAGCCTAAATTCGGCATCGCCTTTCCACGTTTTTCCGCTTTTAATAGAGTGCGCGGTGGTTATGCTTGTTTGCAAAAACTTAGCTACACGTTTAAGCGTAGCGCCGTCGCAAAACATTTGTTTGGCAGATTCAATTTGAACAGCGTTAAACAATTTACCTCTAGCAGTACGGCGGACATTGCCAAAATTACTGACTTCGTACAACCCCTCAAACCCCAATACAGATTTCCACATTTCCATAGTTATACCCCATTTAAGTTAAATAGGAGTATAGCATGAAGTCGCCTATCCTCGGTTCGGCTTATACAGCTAGGTCTGTCAACGCCGCCGCAAATAGAATGATTAATATTTTTCCCGAGGTGATTGCCGAGGGCGGTTTGGAACCTGCGTTTCTAAACCGTGCGCCTGGGTTGCGTTTGTTGACCACCGTGGGCACCGGCCCCGTGCGGGGTTTGTGGCAATACGGCGGTTACGCCTACGTTGTGTCGGGCAACACGCTTTACAAGTTAGATATTGAATACAACATTACAACGCTTGGTGTAGTTGCCAATGATGGGCCGGTGTCGATGACTGATGACGGCGTTCATTTGTTTGTTGCGTGTAACGGGCCAAGCTATGTCTACAACGCCACAACCGGCGACTTTGGGCAAATTGTTGACGCCGACTTTCCTGGCGCGTTAACCGTGTCGTACCTTGGTGGCTACTTTGTGTTTATAGAGCCCAATAGCCAGCGCGTCTGGACGACTACGCTGCTAGACCCTACAACCATCGACCCACTTGATTTTGCAAGCGCAGAGGGCGATCCTGACAATCTAATATCTTCTATTACTGACCATTCTGAAATTTGGTTGTTTGGTACAAATTCAGTTGAAGTTTGGTACAACGCAGCCGCCGCAGGTGCGGGTTTTCCCTTACAAAGAATCCAAGGCGCGTTTAATGAAATTGGATGCGCTGCAACATTTTCCGTTGCCAAATTGGATAATGGGCTGTTTTGGTTAGGTGCGGATGATCGTGGGCGCGGGATCGTTTACCGCTCACAAGGCTACACCGGTGTGCGGATCAGCACCCACGCAGTTGAGTGGCAGATTCAACAGTACGGCGACATCTCAGATGCGATTGCCTACACTTATCAGCAAGACGGTCATGCGTTTTACGTCCTGACTTTCCCCGCCGCGCAAGCGACTTGGGTGTTTGATGTGGCGTCGCAAGCATGGCATGAGCGGGCAAGTTTTACAGATGGTGCTTTTAGTCGTCACCGCAGCAATTGCCAAGTGTCGTTTAACCAAGAAATTATCGTAGGCGACTTTCAAAACGGCAACCTATACGCGTTTGATTTAGACGTTTATTCGGACGGCCCACGCACTCAGAAGTGGCTGCGCTCGTGGCGGGCGTTGCCTACCGGCACCAATAACTTTACGCGTACCGCGCAACACTCACTCAAGTTAATCTGCGAAACCGGCGTCGGTTTGCCAGGCGTTACCGAAGTGCCAGGATTTATCTACTTGAGCCCCTTGGTCATATCGGGATCACTTGGCATTGTTGATCAGATTGAAATTATTATCGCCGAGGACGATTTTGTGCAACCCCAAGTCATGTTGCGCTGGTCAGATGATGGTGGTCACACTTGGTCAAACGAGCATTGGAAATCAATGGGCGGCGTGGGCGAGTACGGCAAGCGTGTTATTTGGCGTCGTCTTGGCATGACTGAAAAGTTGCGTGATCGGGTGTATGAAGTGTCAGGCACCGATCCAGTTAAGATCGCCATCATGGCTGTTGAACTTGACGTAACTGCGACCAAAGCATGAACCCCACCCAAATCACCGCACCGCGTGTGCCAATCGTAGACCCTAGAACAGGGTTGATTTCGCGTGAATGGTTTAGGTTTATCAATTCAATGTACGAACAACTAGGCAGCGGCACCGGTGCTGCGTCCGGTACGTTTACCACAGCCGATTCTAAAACCGTGACGGTCGTCAACGGCATCATTACAGGGATAGTCTAATGTCGATCAATTTTTCAGCCTTTGCAGGCGCAGGCGCTCAGTTCTCTGACAGTAACGGCGCGCCCTTAACTGGCGGCTTGCTGTACGTTTACGCAGCCGGTACGTCTACGCCTGTGACAACTTACACTTCGCGTGAAGCTACGGCTAGCAACACCAACCCAATCGTGTTAGACGCCGCAGGGCGCACACCGGCTGAAATTTGGTTAGATGGTGGATCGTTTTACAAGTTTGTGCTGAAGTCATCGACGTACGTTCAGATCGGCTCATATGACAACATTCCCGCTATTAACGATGTAACCACAGTTAACAATTTGTTAACTGTTACGGGAACAAACACGTTAACGGCACTAGGCGTACCTGCAATCCAAGCGTACACGACCGGCGCGCAATACAGTTTTGTTGCTCAAAACAACAACACTAGCGCAGTCACTATAAACATCGACGCGCTAGGCGCTAAATCAATTACTAAAGCCGGTTCTGTAGCATTAGAGGCGGGCGATATTGTTGCCGGTGCAGCCTACATTATTCTTTATGACGGCACACGCTTTCAGTTAATGACGCGCACAAGCGCCTCGCAATTAGTTGTCGGCACTACCGCAGATCGTCCTGCGTCGCCCACTACCGGCATGATCCGCATGAACTCCACAACAGGAAACCCTGAGTGGTACGACGTAACGGCTTCGGCTTGGCTGAACTTTAGCCAAGCATCAGGCTATGCGGTTAATTATCTTATCGTAGCCGCAGGCGGCGGGGGTGGGTCAGGTTCAGCAGGCGGTGGTGGTGCTGGCGGTCTACTTACAGGAAGTTCATCTTTAGCTATAGGTTCTGCGTACACCATCACTATTGGTTCAGGCGGCGCAGGCGGCACAGCAGCAGGTAATGGTGCGGTCGGAAACAATAGCGCTATTGTTTTCTTAGCTACAGCACTTGGCGGTGGTTTTGGCCAAGGCAGCGTTGGTGTTTCAGGCGGCTCGGGTGGCCCTGGTGGTTCGGGCGGCGGGGGCTTTGGCGGTGGTGGTGGCTCAGGCACAGGTGGTGCCGGAACTTCGGGTCAAGGTTTTAACGGCGGCAACGGTGCTACTCAAGCCTCAGGTGGCGGTGGCGGTGCGGGGGCTGCGGCAATTAACGCAAGCAATCAACTTCCTAGCGCGGGCGGCGTGGGCGTATCTAACAGCCTTAGTGGATCGGCTGTTTTTTATGCTGGTGGTGGTGGCGGAGGTACGCTAAATACCGCTGGTGCAACTGGCGGTGCAGGTGGTAATGGCGGTGGTGGCTTAGGTGGGTATACCGCTGCGGGCGCTGCCGGTACAGTCAACACCGGTGGAGGTGGGGGTGGCGGTGGTGGCTCAGGCGCAAGTTACGCAGGCGGTTCAGGTGGTTCAGGTGTAGTTATTATCTCCTACACAAATACAACTCAACGTGGAACTGGCGGCACAGTTACAAGTTCCGGTTCGGGCGCATCAACAGTTTGGGTGCATACTTTTAATAGCAGCGGCACATACACAGCTTGAGGTTAAACATGAGTAATTATGCAAAAGTAGTAAACGGTTTGGTCGTTGAAGTTATCGTAGCCGATGCTGATTTCTTTAAAACTTTTAAAGATACAAGCCCTGGCACATGGTTGCAAACTAGCTACAACACCCGTGGCGGCATTCATTACGGTCAAGACGGTCAACCGGATGGTGGCGTGGCTTTGAGAGCCAACTACGCCGGTATTGGTTACACCTATGACCAAACCAACGATGTGTTCTACGCACCTCAACCATACCCTTCGTGGCTAATTAGCGCACCAACATGGGAGTGGCAAGCCCCTGTGCCCTACCCAACTGACGGTAAAGATTACGTTTGGGATGAGGCAACGCTGTCTTGGGTGCTTGTGTGAAGGTAACTTTTGACCTTGACTTTTTAAAGCCAACCTTGCAGCAGAAGATCGACGTGCTGCAAGATGAACTTTTAAAAATGCCACAGGCTGACATTGTTACGACCCACGTCTTTAAAGACGGGCAGTACATCCGCACGATGATTGTGCCGCCCAACACGGTTATCGTGGGCGCGGCGCATAAATCACCCTATAAAGTTAGACTTGAAAAAGGTACAATTTCAGTCAACTTAGGCGACGACATCCACACCTTGACCGCACCGCTAGAGTTGGATGCGCCAGCGGGTACACGCCGAGTGGGATTGGTTGGTAACGAAGAACTTGTGTGGGTTGATATTTACGACAACCCTAGTGGCTGCACCGACATAGACGAAATAGAAGAACTACTTTATGTCATTCCTGAATGTGGTTTGTTAGATAAAAGATTGGCGTTGGCAA